TTGCTGCTTCTCAGAAGCCGCATTTTTTCCTAAATCCTACCAATAACACTGGTGGACAATTGGATTTACCATTTTTCTGGCCCAAAAATTATCTTTCGTTAAGCACTACTGACAGAGATGATATGGGTGAGTTAGCTATCAAGTCTTTCAGCAATTTGTTGCATGCGAACGGTGGAGATGATCCTGTCACCATTACCGTTTACGCGTGGGCTTCGGATGTTGTGCTAACCATGCCAACAGCGATTACCACTTTAACGTTAGCTGATTATACACCCCAAGCCGGTATGATGAATTCCGGAGATGAGTATGGACAGGGCATTATTTCTACACCAGCTTCAGCCGTTGCAAAGGCAGCTGGGAAATTGAAAGATGTTCCTATGATTGCACCTTATGCAAGAGCAACCGAGATGGTTGCTATGGGTGTAGGGGAGTTGGCAAATCATTGGGGATATTCACGACCTCCTATCGTGACTGACATTGTTCAGCAAAAGCCAACCCCAACCGGCAATATGGCCAATACTGATGCGGCAGACGCTGTAATGAAGTTGTCCTTGGATTCAAAACAGGAGTTAACAATTGATTCAAGAACAGTAGGACTAGACGGAGAAGACCAAATGGATATTGGTCGATTCTGTGCTCGCGAGTCCTATTTGACACAATTTGGCATGACGGCACAAGATGGGCCTGACGCGTTGCTTTGGAATGCGCGCGTTACGCCTAATCTTTATAATAAAAATGGGTCGGAGTTGCATCCGACCCCTATGGCCTATATGGCTACAGCTTTTGAAAAGTGGCAGGGTTCCATTAAGTTCAGATTCCAAGCTGTGAAATCTAATTTTCACAAAGGGAAGTTACTGATACGTTGGGACCCCAGAGCACACTCATCAGCAATACAGTATAACACTGTTTATAGTCGAGTAATCGATTTAGCCGAGTGTGATGACTTTGAGATTGTAGTAGGATGGGGTCAAGCTGAACCATTTCTTTCGTGCAGTGAGATGTCGACGACTACTAATGTGTATTCGGCAAGTTCACGTTTTTCGAATGATACTTTGGGACGCTATAATGGCGTTTTAGAAGTAGCAGTGGTTAATAGCTTGGTGTCACCATCAGCAGATTCGGACATTAGCTTTAATGTTTTTGTTTCGGCCTGTGAAGATCTTAAATTTGGTGAGCCCACTACTGATAAGTTGAAGAAATTCAACTTGTGGGCCACACCAGGTGGATATGTTCCCCAGTCTGGGAAATATGTGCCACAATCAGGAGTTATTGATGCCGCAGCTATTGCTGGGACATCGGAAGGTGCTACAGATGCACCAACAAATCCAGATCCTATCAAACCCATTGCAGATACATGCGCAGTGGCGGATCAAACAATGAATGTGTTCTTTGGAGAGGCACCGACATCAATTCGCGAGTTAAATCGCAGGTACATTCTTCATAGAACAGATGCACGTTCATACAATACTGGGTTCTCTAGTCAGATTTTGAAAATTAGAGATAAGGGACTAGGTTTATGGCCTGGTTTTGACCCAAATGGGATTGACACTGAAGGAACAGTGCCGTGCAATATTACTATTCCGACATTCGCACAATGGTTTTCGACCAGTTATGCAGGATGGAGGGGTGCCACCAGAACTAAATATACGTTTGGTGGAAATGTAGATTCCACGCCCAGCGTTACCCGAATTGGATACTCCTCCGCTGCCCGTTATACGGAAAGCGATTCCAATTGGACTACGCAAGAAGCCGCTACTAAACGGCTCACTTATGCTGCAAGTGCATTCACCTCAGGTGGAGCAGCAACAACAAATATCGGAGTGAATGATACCATTGAGGTTGACATTCCATATTATCAGGGAACAAGGTTCACAACAGCTAGAGCACCTTCGGGTGATTTTGCTAATGGCGCTCATTCTGCCATGGTGGAACTTGTTATGTTTGGTTCTAATCAAGGACCCCCTGAACAGGAAGACGTGACGGCTTATATTAAGTCGTGGAAGTCCGTTGGAGAGGATTTCACATTGTTTTTCTTTACCGGATGCCCGATCGTTTATAAGAACGAAATCGCGGTACCGGCTTAAAGGGGCGCCTTTTATTTTACGCAAATAACCCTGCTCTTGGGTTTAAAAATATTATAGAGCATCCAGTCGATTGGGTGACCCAGTCGAGCGGCTTTCTTTTATGAGAGTCGTTGTAAGGAGCGTTAGCTCTGCATTTTGAGATATGAATATCTTATGGTTTTTAATGCAGGGCTTTAACGTCTTGCAGGATTTTCCCATAGGTTACAATTTCTTAGAATTGCACTTACACAATGTACAGTTGTCACATAGGTTAACCATT